GTCTTGGTCTCAACAATCTTAGGAGGGAATAACTTCTGTAGCTCATCCTGTAGCTCCACCCTTCTTGTCATTAGTTTAGACGCCAGCTTCTTTGCTTTGTCTGTGTCGAACGGGAAGCCTGTCTCCACTTGTTTACGAATGGCGTTAGCGAAGTCGTGCTCAAGCATCATCACACTTTTATTGGGGACTTTAGTGTTAAGGTGTTTATACAGAGCAAAGGTCACCCAAACGTCCTGTTCACAATATTCCTGCATTTCTTGAGACCACTTTGACCAGTCCTCAGTCTCACCGTGCGAGTCCTTTTGTGTGCCGAGCCTCATTCCCCAAGCTTTCAAGCTGTGACTTCCTGCATACTTAGGCTCAACGCTTTTAGTTTTGAAGTCTTCGGTCTTGAGGTCCGGGTAGACGCACTTGGCCATAATTTTTGTGTCAATTACGAACGGAGGGTCCAAGCCTAGTGACCCTTCCTTGTCCATCTTGAGCATGGCTGGCCAGTCAAACCCGATGGAGTTGTGTCCGATGATAACGTCAGCGGCTCCGATGACCGAAAACGCTGTGTCGATTCCTCCCTTTATCTGGGAGTTGTAGGATGTCATCTCTCCTGTATCTGTATCTAAGATACTAATGCAGTGGATGGTCTTCAGTCCTTTTAGTGTAGCCCAACACTCGATGGCGTTGGTCTCTATATCTATTACTATTTTTTTCATTTGCTGTGTTGTATTAAGTCGGTGAGTTTTAGTAGCACACCGACAGAGGTGTTGTTGTCTCCTCCTCTCTTCTCTCGGTCGGTCCCCTTCAGGGGTTCGACTAGAGCTTTAAGGTTCTCAGAAGAGATGAGGATAAAAACTGTTTCGAGAGCGAAGCACCAGTAGTCAGCCTCGGACTTGTCAATCCCGGAGGGCTTACCTCTGGACTCAAACTCGATAAACAGGTTGCCAGTAACTTTGGCCATGAGGTCTCGTTTGACTTCGATGGTTTTGTTTTCGAGCATCTCGCCAAGCTCTTGCTCAGCTACTTGCCCTACCTTGAGGTCATACTTAAAGTTACTGTTATATTTCATTAAAATGGGGTATCGGTTTCTTCGGGTTCTTCGTTGTCGAGAATCTCTGTTTCGGCTAAACGTCCCGTGATGTGACTGTAGGTCAACGTAGAGGCTAACCCGGTGTCACCGCTGAATCGGTTCTTCAACACCCGGATGTTTGTGGTGTTTCGAGACTCGGCGTTTTGCTGGTCTCTTTCCAGTCCGCATACGATGTCTGAGAGTTGAGCTATGGAGGCGCTTCCCCTAAGTTGAGCTAGGCTAGTCTCTGCTCCGTTCTCGTGGCCGCGACCTTCCGGGCGCTTGAGGTGACTCACAAGGATGAGACCAATCTTACACTCCTCAACCAGAGCGCGGAGCTTGGTCATTGTGTTATCGATGATGCGCCTCTCGTCTCCAGAATCTAGACCGCTAACAACTATTGATAAATGGTCTAACACCAAATATTCAACACCAAGGGCTTTAGCCATATACCTGATGTGACTCAGTAAATTGTCAGACTCAAGGCTACCCCAGTGGTCGTAGAAGAACACGCGACCGCTGCCTACTGTCTTCTCAAAGCTCTTTCGATAATCATCGTTAACTTGAATAGGCTCTAGGTGTAAGAGCTTGTTCATGTCTAGACCTATGATTGAGTTAGCGGTGCGCTCGATAGATTCTTCCAGAGCGATGTAACCAATCTTCTTATCGGTGTGAGTAAGAAGGTGGTAGGCTAGCTCTTTGGTGACTGCGCTTTTCCCTATACCAGAACCCGCGCACACCGTTACGATTTCCCCCTTGCGAAGGCCGTGTGTCTTATCGTTAAGACCGTCCCAAGGATAGGGAACACTCTCGTTTACTTTGCTGGTGGTTAGTCGGTCTAGTAGCTCGGTGCCATCAATGATAGTATCGGGTCGCCAGACCTTGGCTTGCCAATAGGCGTCAACAATCTCCCGGCTGCGTCCTTCGACTAGAAGTTCGTTGGGGTCCTTTGCTGTGAGCTTGGCAATCTTGCAGGAACCAGCGGGTAGCACATGGCTACAAGCCTCGGCTGCTTTGTTACCGGGTTCGTCGTTGTCGAACATAAGGATAACCTCTTCGAACTTCTCAAGCCATTTCATCTGCTTTTGAAATACCTTCTTAGCTCCTTGAGCACCTGAGGGTAAGCTAACCACTGGCCACTTACCTTCTCCAACTACCTGAGCTACTGTGAGACAGTCAATCTCCCCCTCAGTAATGGTGAGTCGCTTGCCTCCGTTAGGCCATAGGTGCTGGCCCCAAAAACAAGTGGGGCTTCCGATGCTTCTGAAATCCTTACCTTCAAGACGAATCTTTTGAGAGACTATGTTTCTCTCCTCGTCGCGGTAAGTTGCTATGTGACATGCGTCACCGTTGTGTTCTCCTATGCGGTAGTCATACCGTTTGCAGACATCCATGTGAATGGCTCTACTAGGTATTGGCATGAAGTCTCCCTGTATAAACCGGGGAGTCGGTTGTGTTGTGTTTTCCATTTGGTTGTTCTGTTCGTTGGTTGTTGGCGTGAATTCTCCACACACGAAACACTTTGAGCTGCCATCTTCGTTGACTGCAAGTCCATCGCTGCTTCCACATTCATCGCATGGTTGATGTGTATTTATAAAACCCATTCTTTTGGTATCACCCGCTCGCACCAAAGAAACCCGTGCTTGTCACACCAATCGGCGTAACTCGTCTTGCTTTTCTTGTTGAGTTTGTTCTCAGAGTTCTGGAAGCAAAATCTAATATCCAAAAGAGGATTCGATTCTCGGACTTTGAGGTGCTTGGTGCGGTCGGCTGAAGTAAAGTAGCCTTTGGCTTCTACCATAACTCCGTTTGGGAAAATGAAGTCAGGTGTATACTTACGGACTACGGTGTATTCGATACGACACGATTCGTAGGAGAAAGCAACGCCGCGCTTGTCTAAGCCACAGGCGAGCCTCTCCTCGAAACGTGAACGGAATTTAGAACGGGGCGACTTGGCCCTGCTCCTCTTGGTTTTGCTCCAGTGCCTCATTGAGTGATTCTCCAGACGTGGTGTATCCTCCCGCTTCGCTGCTGAAGGAACCTCCACCGCCGCTGACGCTATACTCAACTAGCTCAAGGATTTGTGCTTCCTTGAGGCGAAGGGTGTAACCCCATCCCTGACTTGGGACATACCAATCCTTGAACACGGCGCTCATGCGAATCTTCGAACCAGAGCCAATCTTAGGCTTGTTGGTGATGGCTTTAACCTCCGCATCAAACAGTGGGATGTTGAATTCAATAACATCTCCAGCACGGGTGGTGACCTTAGCTTTTTGCTTTGCTAAGATTTCGTAGTCGCCGTCTTCGGTGATTCGAACAGGGCAGCTCTTGGCTTTCTTTACTGTCTTACCTTGACGCTGACATTCGGAATCGTAAGCAGCGTTAGCTAGGACATCTACCTTAGCCTTGAACGCTTCGAACTCTTCTTCCGAAACGTGGAGCTTACAGGTGAACACACCCACTTCATCGAACGCTGTGTCTGGCTCTACCAACTTAGGGTAGACTGCGGTTCCGATAGGGGTGACTAATTTTAGGTTTGTACTCATTGGTTTTGTTTTTTCTTTGTGTTGTTTAACTGAAGAGATACCGACTATGTTTAACCCCTTGTGGGTCAAATGTTCCATACTCAGGTAACTCAGGAAATTCCAACTCAGGGTTAGAACACCTGAGGTTTTGGTCGAACTCTTGGAGCAAGTCAACACTAAAAATCTCAGAAGCTGCTTTTCTTATAGCCAAGGCTAGGTCGTGTGACCTTGTTGAGTGTGTTCCAAAGGAATCGTGAATGCACGAGAAGTCCCATATACCCAATGAATTAGCACCCAACACAGTCTTGGTAAGAATCGAAGCGTCAATGGAATGCACAAAGTTAGGACTGATGCCCTGCTTGGCTCTAGCTACACTGAGTTCGTCGGTGCTGTCGCGGAAGTTTACCCAAGTAGCCTCACCTCCAATCTTAGTAGACACTGACTTCGAAGTCTGCTTGGCGTAGTGTTGAAGCACAGGAAACCCGGTAGGGGTAACCCATTCAACAACCTTGCCAGCTCTGGTCATTGCTGAGGCTACTCCTTGTAAATATTTCATGCACTTGGTGGGCTTATCGAACACCTCCTGAATAGAATGCCACACAAGTTTAGCGAGGTAGCCTGTGACTTTGTATCGTTCGCTTTCGGAGAAGGGGTTTGTGACGTGGTCTTTTCGAATGCGGTCTTGATACCACTCGTCGATGTAAGCTCTGCATGAGTAGAATGTTCCCCCGTATGGGTATACCATTGTAGGGCGCTTTGTTGCCTTACGGTCAACCTCAAATCTTAACCAAGATTTAGCTACTACGTTTCCCGTACTTGCGTCTTCTTTTAGTTTACCGTTAACACGGGCCGCAATCACCGCATATATATCTTGAGGGTAGTCAGTGGGTGATGCGTTAGTGGCATGAGCGGTCTCTTCGCAGTGCGTTAAACACGCCAGTAGTTGTAGTCCATTGTTAGTAGCATCCTGAGCACACGGCAGCTTAGAATCCACAAAACCTTTCTGCTTGTATGATGCCCATTCTAGGCACCAAGCGAGGTGCTGCCAAGGTTTGTCGGCGGTAGTCCAACTTAGATTTTCTTTAGGACCGGACGCAATCAAACAAGCCTCGTCAGAGTAGTCGTTCGCCCATTGGATTCTCTCTTCAAGGGTTACCTTGTCGTTTCCGTATGTGTTAGCACCGTGAATAGCCAACCACTCAGCTTGTGCTTCTGTCTTGACACGCTCAGAACGAAAAAACTGTAGCAACCCACGCGATGGGTCGGCGTTCTGGACGTTGAGGAATGAGGGGATATTGTAGACCCTGCCTCTCCAATCAACATTGGAGGGAAAGAAGAAACGATTGCCTTCGAACTTGTTTGCTAGATGGAGAACCTTGGCTGTGAGTAGGCGTCTAGATTTAGTGGAGAGATTTATGTCGTATATCTTGGCAGCTTGTCGTCTCCAGTTGACGTTAGCTTCCGGGTTTGTTTTGAAGTCACTGGGGAGCGGAGGGAACTCTTCGTCCTTGCGGTTCGGTATGTCTCCTATGGCTACGTTGTTGTCCCATGACCACTCCATAACATCCTTTACCGCTGAGTTTATTTCCCAAGGAGTCTGCTGGATTAAATTCACAGCACCCATAGGCTCCTTCAACTCCCCCGGTATCGAACGTAGGTAGTCCATGTTCGAAGTCTTGATGAAGGGAACCTCTGGTAGCCTGTCGTCAGCCGGGTAGCCTCCCTTCCAAACGTTTGTCCAAGGCTCAGGTAGTTCTACAGTGGGAAGCCAGAAGGGTTCCATAAGCTCCCGGTTATCGTTGTAGTTTTCAATCCAATCAACTAGCTCCTTGGTGGGAGCAACAAACCTAGTCGGCCTACGACCAGCTCGCTCAAGAACGTAGTTGTATTCAATCAGCCCGGTGCAGCTTCTAAATAATTCTACTGCTGTTAATCCTGCACTAGTCTTGTCTCTAGTTGCCCACTTCTTAAACTCAGGCATAAGCCCCTTGCTTGCCTCGTTTTTCATCGAGGAGCGAACGTGACGGACTTTAGCGTTGAGTCCTTTTCTGCGCTTAGCTCCCAGTAGAATGCCTTGAGCTTTCTCTTCGTTATTATTCAGTAGAAATTTACACCTAATCTCATCTTCAAGGCGAGCACCAAGGAAGATAGCCACCTGAGACATTGGTCTCTTTTTTGTTATGCTGTCGATTATTGCTTTGGTGGATATGTAAGCAATTACCTTGGGGTCTAGTGTCTGTAGTTCTATTTGGTAGCGAGCAGGGGTGGCGTATTTTGCTATTGACACAAGCCAGTCTTTAATGCTAACGGAAAACTTGGGTAAAGCCTCGCGCATTAGAGCTTGACCGTATCTTGTTTCTAACTCGGCGTCTCTTGCTTTTGAGTTCTCTATTTTAGAACGATACCTACCAACACCCAGCGTGAGCATTGACTCATTTAAAGATTCTTGCGTAAGGTCGGCCACAAGCGTATCTACTAGCGATATATAAATCGCAGTCAAGAAAAAAGTTTGAACCGGCCTCAATCATGATAGTCCCCCGACCGAGCGAAGCGAGGGAGTCTGGGGAGGGGTGGGTGCCGGGGCTAGGGGCGGCCCGGTGGTGTGGGCAGTGGGCGAGCGGTGTGTAGGCGCAGCAAAAAAAGGGGAACCTAGCCTTAACGCTAAGTTCCCCTTGTGGTGTTACTTGTGTGCTTCTTGGTATAGCTTGATGAAGAGTGCTACCCAGATAGCCCAAGTTATGTAGTGTTGGCGCAGGAGTATGTTAACCCATGCGTCTTTTGCTTTTTTGTTCAGTGCAGATGATAGTTAGTGTTGGGTATATCTCTGTCCCAACAAGCCCTACAACTCCCACAAGCATTGTTTTGCTTAGGGGCGGGGCAGTGAAATGCGGACGAAGCCCAACCGACACTTGATGTATTTATAGTGTAGTTTCCGACAGTCGGCGAGCTAAGTCCTGTTCCTACTATGCTAGCACTTAGACGTATAGTCAAGTTTTGGGCTAGTTTGTTCTGCGCTGTCCATGAACCCACTAAACTTCTTTCTCTTGTTGGGAGCCAGAACTTGATGTGGGACAGAGAGTTTGCTATGTTGTTGATTGCCGTGAGATGCTCCATGCTTTGCAAGTCACCGCTGTCGTGCCACCTGAAGTAGCCTGACTTTTCTTTGCGGTTGATAAGCTCAGTAAGGTTGCGTTCCCACAGTGTTACGTTGTGTGATAGTGCATTAAGCCGCTTGGTCATTGCGGTTTGCACGTTGTTGAACATGTATCTGTTCTTGAGTGCGTAACAGCTAGAGCATACTGAGTTAGCTATTTTGCGAAGCTTAGCGCCTACGTTGCATGCTTTTGCTGGTATGCTGTAGCCGTGACACGGCATCTTGCTAGGCGATGATAGGCTACCTACTTGGTTTTGTAGTTCTGCCAAAGTCATCTTTGAACGGAGGTGTGTCTATGTTGTGTAACTTAGTGTCTACTGACTTTGACATTTCTTTGTTGATGAAGTCGAGGAGCACAAGTTCTTCGCGTATTGATAGTAGACGTTGTCT